ATAAAATTAAAACTATTATAAAGGATATGCCCAATGAGTCTTAATAATGTAGTGCCTGACATCTACAAACACCTTGAAGGTTTGTCAGATGGTACGCCCTTACCGCTTACAGAAGAAGACATTGATAATACATTGTCAGGTATTAAGGAAGCTTTGATGTCTTGGGCGGCTCCTTCTGAGCGCAACAAAGATTTTACTTTACGTATGTCTAATATAGGAAAACCTATCCGGCAGTTGTGGTATGAGAAACGTGATCCTGATGGCCGTAGTTCTGTCAACGGGCCTACTCAAATTAAATTTCTTTATGGCCATGTGCTTGAAGAAATAGTACTTATGCTTGTACGTATGGCTAAATACAAAGTCACTGACGAACAGAAAGAAGTAGAGGTGGATGGTATTTTAGGACACATGGATTGTAAAATCGAAGGGGAAGTTGTAGATGTTAAGTCTGCATCTAACTTTGCGTTTAAGAAATTTGAGCAGGGCCGATTAGCACAGGACGATCCCTTTGGATATCTTGGTCAGCTTGCAGGGTATGAGGCGGCAGAGGGGACAGAGAACGGTGGGTTCTTAGTTATCAACAAAGAAAGTGGCGAGTTATGTATGCACCGCCCTGAAGATTTAGATAAACCTAATATTAATACAAAAATAAATAATACTATTAGTGCATTAAATGTTGACACTCCCCCAGAGTTATGTTATAATCCTATTCCTGATGGTAAAAAAGGAAATCTTAAATTACCTAAAGGCTGTTCTTGGTGTAAGTATAAGTTTGAATGTCATAAAGATTCTAACAACGGTAAAGGTTTAAGAGTCTTTAAGTATGCTAACAGCCTATCTTATCTTACTCATGTTGAATCTGAACCTAAAGTAGAAGAGTTATTATGAACCGTAAAAAGTCTAAAAAAATATCTAAGCAATCAAAACTAATAATGGTAGAGTGGCTTTCTTCTTTGTTGTCTGAAGAAGAAGCCAGTAAAATAACTACTAAAAACTGTTTAGATTTTATGCCTAAACAAACTCACTTTATGGCTGAAAGAACTATATATTTAAATGCGTATCATCCTAAGTGGATTAGAAATAAAATAAAAACTATTATTTCTAAGTTCCCACAGACAGCCATTGTTGATATTACGTTGAAGGATATCCAATGGATAAACAACAAGACTTAACTCTGCAAGACTGTATATATTCTTTGAGTGAGTGGATGATGAATGAAGATGGTCATGTTGATAATATAACTTTAGAAATATGGCATATTCTTAAAGAGCTAATTGAAATTGAAATTTCACTCAGAGAAGGGGCAACAATACATTGAGTAAAAAAATTAAAAAGGGTTTTCGTAAACCTAGAGTTAAACGTCCTGTTGAAAAAGAAGTAGTTACAGGATATGATTCTAATTGGGAATACGAACTGCACTCAGGTATCCTAGATGGTTGGAGTTTTCATGTAGATAAAATTAACTACGTTGTAGAACATTACTATGAACCAGATTTTATTAGAACCCTTGAGGGCAAGACAATATTACTTGAAGCTAAAGGTAGATTTTGGGACTACGCAGAGTACAGTAAATACATTTGGATAAAAAAAGTATTGCCTGAAGATAAAGAACTAGTATTTTTATTTGCTAATCCTAACGCTCCTATGCCTCAAGCTAAGAGGCGTAAGGACGGAACTAAAAGAAGCCACGGAGAGTGGGCTAGTGCTAATGACTTTAGATGGTTCAGTGAAGACAGCATACCTGACAACTGGATCAACGTAAAGAAGAGAGAAACTTTTGACTGATTTTAACCGCAAAGACGAAAGGCGCGATAGGTTTTTAAGGAAAAAGAAGTTCAAAAAAATAAGTTCTTCTTCTAAATTAAAAGATACTAAGCGCAAAGAACCTAAACTTAATTTAAATAGAGAGGTGACACATGACGAGAAGTAATCACAGTCTTTTTCAAGAACTAGAATTTTGGAAAAGCACAGCTTTAGAAAATCCAGAGGTGTCAGAAGATGCCTACAAAGAATGCTGTCAAGACGTACAGCGTATGAACTATGAAATGGACCCAGACAATACAGGGGTGATACACGGATGAGCCGACTCAATGACGCAACACCCTCAGATTGGGACAAAGTAAGCAGAAAATATTCTTCTGTTGAAGAAAACCTTATAGATTATAAACCATCTATCGACATGGCTATGCAAAAAGCACATACATATAATCACGAAGAAGCTGTACGCAAAGCTTTACAAGACCTTGCAACTAAAAAGACTGTGACTGAAGATGTTGTTAATAATCCTAAACATTATAACACTGGCAATATTGAATGTATTGAAGCTATTGAAGAGTCTATGTCTTCAGTAGCTTTCAAGGGGTATCTTAAAGGCAACTGTATGAAATACCTTTGGCGTTATGATTATAAAGGCAAACAGGTAGAGGACTTACAAAAAGCCATGTGGTATTTAGCACTATTAACAGACATTGTAACTAAGGAGAATAATTGATGGATCAGTACCAACAGTTTATACATAAGTCACGCTACGCACGATGGCTACCCGAACAAAGCCGCAGAGAAACGTGGGAAGAAACAGTTTATCGTTATGTTCAGTTCTGGAGAGATCGTGAACAGATTACAGTTCGAGAAGGCAAGAAACTATATGATGCAATACATGATCTAGAAGTTATGCCTAGCATGAGATGCATGATGACAGCGGGCCAAGCACTGGACAAGGATAATGTAGCAGGGTTTAACTGTAGTTACTTGCATATAGATTCTCCTCGTTCTTTTGACGAGCTTATGTATGTGCTTATGTGTGGTACTGGTGTTGGGTTTAGTGTAGAGCGCAACTTCATAAACAAACTTCCAGAGGTTGCTGAAAGCTTTCACCCTACAGACACTGTGATTGTTGTTGCTGACAGTAAGATTGGTTGGGCTTCTGCATTCCGTGAGCTTGTTGCTATGCTGTACGCAGGTAAGATTCCTAAGTGGGACATGAGTAAGGTACGTGGTGCAGGAGAAAGACTTAAAACATTTGGTGGTCGTGCATCAGGGCCAGAGCCGCTCATAGATTTATTTAACTTTTGTGTGAGTGTCTTTTCTAAAGCCGCAGGACGTAAGCTAACATCCTTAGAGTGCCACGATGTTGTGTGTAAGATTGCAGACATTGTAGTTGTGGGTGGTGTCAGGCGCTCAGCATTAATAAGCCTATCTAATTTAACTGATCAGCGCATGGCTAGAGCTAAGAACGGGGCTTGGTGGGAGAACGAGGGGCAACGAAGACTAGCAAACAACAGCGTAGCCTACACAGAGAAGCCTGACTTTGAAGCTTTCTTAAACGAGATGAGTACTATGTATGAATCTAAAGCGGGTGAGCGTGGTATCTTTAGTCGTGTTGCGGCACAGAAGGTTGCAAGCCTAAATGGTCGTAGAGATTCTGAGCAAGACTTTGGTACTAATCCATGCAGTGAAATAATACTACGTAGTAATCAGTTCTGTAACTTGTCTGAGGTAGTCATACGGTCTGATGATAATTTAAAGACTCTTAAATCTAAAGTAGAAACAGCCGCTATTATCGGTACGCTACAAGCAACTCTTACAGACTTCCGTTATTTGCGGAATGTTTGGAAGCGCAACACAGAAGAAGAAGCACTGTTAGGTTTAAGCATGACAGGCATTATGGATCATCCTACTTTGGGGGTATCCTCAGACAAGACAGCACAGTGGCTAGAGGAGCTAAAGGATGTTGCTATTAAAACCAATAAGAAGTGGGCTGAGAAGCTTGGAATCAATCAGTCTGTGGCTATTACTTGTGTTAAGCCAAGCGGTACTGTATCTCAGCTTGTTGATAGTGCCTCTGGTATTCATCCTCGTTTTTCTAAGCACTACATTAGACGAGTACGTTCAGATAAGAAAGACCCACTTGCAGTCTTTATGGAGCAAGCAGGATTCCCAGTAGAGCAAGATGTAATGTCACCATCTTCTGTTGTGTTTAGTTTTCCTGTGAAGTCTCCTAAAGCTAGTACAACAGTTAAACAAGTTGGAGCTATGCAACAGTTAGCTTTGTGGAAAACATATCAGAACCATTGGTGCGAACACAAACCAAGTATCACAGTCTATTACACAGACGATGAGTTTCTTCAGGTATCGCAGTGGATTTGGGAGAACTTTGATTTGTGTAGCGGTGTTAGTTTACTTCCATACAGTGATCACGTATATCAGCAAGCTCCTTATGAGGACATAGATGCCGATAAATATAAAGAGCTATTAGCTTCTATGCCAAAGGGCGTTGATTGGGAAGACTTAGGAGACTTTGAACAGGAGGATAATACTACAGGCTCACAGGAGTTGGCTTGTGTAGGTGGTGCTTGTGAGCTTTAAAGAAGGGAATATAATAAGCTTTAAGATACTTGTTAATTCTGACGGGCATGTCGTTACAGAAATGAGCGGCATACCCGAAAAGGATTTACATAGGATTTTTAAGGATGATGAGTTAGAGTTAATGCGTAAGATTATTACACTGACTCAACCTAGATTAGAAGAAATACATGGCTTCTTAGAAGAAGAGTTAAACGCTTTGAACCATGTAGGAAGTTAACCTGAAAACGTATTATATATAATACAAAAACAACAGAACAAATTAATAACAACCAGTACTGTCTTTATTACTGCTACAGTATGGGCATCAGAAGATGTGTTATCCACTGTTTCGCCTAGGCTTAAAGCCCACAGTGTCCATATCCTCTGCATAGTCTACCACTTTTCTCTGTTAGCCCAATAAGCCGCAGACATTTTGCCTTTAGCTATATTTTTTCTATGACGAGCTTTNAAAGAGGCTCGTTTCTTTTTCATACGGTCAGATTCACCCGCCTTGGGTTTTCCTGCTGTGCTTGCCCCCTGTTCTCCAAACCTAATCGTCTTGATTTTGTCACCTTCTTTCGCCACGACAACATGGCTTTTCTTTGGATGCTTGGGGGTACGTTTCGGTTTATTGAATCCACTTACTCCTGCCCTCTCTAGTCTTGAATCTTTTTTCTTTTTAGCTTTACCGCCTTTCTTGTAGTCTTCTCTCATCGTTTCTTTCCTTTATGAAGGCCATGCTTAGCGTGTTGTTTACCTTTGGCTGTTGCTTCTCTTTTCTTTTTATTAGCCGCCGCAAGTTTCTTTCTACCTGCCGCAGTTGATTTAAGTTTCTGTATAGTCTTTTTAGGTGCATAGACTTCGCCAGTTTTACTGCTAGGTTTTCCGGATGCAGTAGTCCACTTTTGCTTTGTCCATTTCTTTAAAGACTTTTGAGATTTTTTAAGTGCCATTACTTCTTGCTCTTTGCTTTTATCTGAGCCTTCTTAGACAATTCTTTTAAATGAAATAACTTTACACTCGTCTTAGTGTGAGACTTGTTAGTGTGCAAAGAACCATCAGGCATTTTGTGAGTGCTACCTTTATGTTCTGTACCATCTCTTTTATAATGTTTAACGCCTTTCATTTGTAACCGCCTCCTTTAGCTTTGTATTGCTTGGCAAGCATCTGAGCCTTTCGTGCGCTCCACTGCCCCGCTTTGCCGCCCTTAGAACCTGCTTTAATTCTATTAAATAAGTTCTTACGCATTGTAGGCTTGGTATAATTACCTGCCTTGTTAACTGTTGATTTCTTTTTTGCAGGCATTAACTGTCCCTCGCTACTGATTTTGTTTTCTCTACTGTACGCATAGCTCCTAAACCTAACATGCCCATCAAGACAGGTGTTAGTAATGAAGCATCAACCTCCGGCACAACAAACCATATGCCCAGTATTGGCGATAAGAGTGTGTTATACAGGAGAGCCATACAACAACACCATCCAACGGCGGGCCGCCACCCAGAAACAAACAAGCTCCTGTGCGCCGCCTCAGTTTTGTTAACTTCTAACTGACCCTTGGCAAGCTCTTGAGCGTGTCGCTCTGCCATCGTACTTATCTCGTGTGCTAGTGCCGCCTTCTTGTCCTTGTCTTCAATGAACTTGTCCAAGAGTCCTGACACTGGCCCTATTAATTGTTCTAACATAATTTCACCTAATAATTACTGCATAAATACACAACCCTAAAAGAATCATTGCCAATGCAAGACCCCACCATGTTGCGCTATCCGACCAATCTTGACCTGAAATCATTCAAATATCTCCGTTGTTTGAGGGTCTACGTACTTAGGCTTGCAATAAGCCCTTACAGGTACAGGGTATGCTTCT